CCAGACTTTAATCCGCTGATGGCGTTCGCTATGCCTAAAAACATTTAAGTCCTTAGTATAAAAAGACAATATCACCAGCAGATACAGCGGAAGATCCACCGCTATCTGTGGCTACTTTGGTTGGTCGTATCGGTAAGATCGATCCTTCAATTGTGTTTTGAAACAACACCCAGGCACTACCCATATAAAAGTAATAACTTGCCCCTGTTCCGACAAATACTCCTTTTGGTTTTGGTTGTGCTGAAGTGGTAGAAATGCTAACTGCTTTATCTACAGATCCTAAACCCTTTACTACGGCTATTGCTGATCCACTTGACATAAGTATATCCTTATAGTTGTAGGGCTTAATATTGTTAATACATCGTATTAACGTACTTAGTATACTACAAGCCTATATTGCTGTCAAATATTTATTGACTAAATGTTGGCTCTGCGGTTACTCGCTTTGGTTTCTTTTTTTCTTTCTTTTTTGGTTTAAAACCAATGGTTTCTCTTATTGGATTCACAGCCTCACCTTTAACAACTTTAATAGCACCAAGAACAGATCTTTTTACACCAGCATATGGAAGTCCTAATATTCGTGACATTGCAATAACTATATCATTTACCATTGCAATTACTTGCTTACTATCTAATTCTTTTTTACCTAACTGTATTTGTCTTATTCTGGATGCTAATCTTGCCATATCATTAAATGGTTCCAGGATAGATACTTCTCCAGCACTACCATAATTCTTACCGCCAAGCCTATCTATTATTGTTGCATATGCCTGTCCAAAAAACATAATACCAGCAAATGGAAATAATATTAGTGAGGTTATATGATCTTCCTCATCATACTCAAAACCATTTGAAATAAATGTAAACAATGTAGGTAACACAATTTGAGCTACAAATATTCTTCTAAGATTTTCTATTTTAGATCCTCGACCATGATAAATATTTCTATAACCACCAATTGCCATTCTATAATACTGGTTTGGAGAAGTCATAAACATTGTAAATAGCTTTGCATAGGTACCAGATCTTTGTACATCAGCAAGATCTTCTATTTCACCAGACTGCTGTGCCCGAAGCGTACTTGATTCAAATTTTTTCATTGCAATTTCTTTAGCTTCTTTGTCTGTTGCACCGTTCTTTTTTGCTTGTTTGTATTCGTATTTATATAGTGGCCATCCACCTAAATATATAGCTGTTTTATCACCTAATTTTGTAAGTAAGTATGCTATATTATTTAACATATCTGTACCAGTAAATACATTACCAGGCTTCACCGATCTCATTGCAAGAGCAATATCTCGTTCCATACCAACTTCGTATCTCATATCTAATAATTTAGATTCAGATAATGTTTTTAACATTCTTTTTACTTCTATAGGATTTGATAGTAATGTAAACTGAGCTAACCAGTGGCTCATTGGCATATCACTTGCATACGCTGGTATAGATCCAAGCTGTTTTAAAAATACAACAGGATTTAATCCGATAGCACTCCTGGAAAAGTTTCCTCGTAAATAATCAATACCTTCAACACTATTACTTTTATCAATACCGCCTCTGGCAATATCATCCATAAATTTATTTAATACTCTTGATATTGGCTTACCATGAAATTGTTGTATTGATCTACTAATATCTCTGGACATAAATACAGATCTTAGCTCTCTTAACACATCTGTATAAGCAATAAAATGCTCCATCTCAGATATGTGGCTTAATAGTACCGTATCTCCATCTACCCATATTAATTCTTCTTGAGATCCTACTCTGCTTTTCATACTACCATTTTGTACTGATCCAAATGGTGTTTTCTTTTTATCTAATGTTGGATCTGCGGTATCTGATTTGGCTCCTATACTTCTTTTAATTGGTGAGTACATCGGATTAAATGGAAGGTTAACAAAAAACCTACGCCTAAATGTCTCATTAACACGCTGATAATACATTGGATAAAATTCATATAACTGCCACTCAGCCCAGGCTAATACTTCTTTCGGCAGTTGTTGCTCTATTTGGTTAATAACTTTATTAACATCCCAACCCATCTTTACAAATGTTTTATGCAGTGTTGGATCCTTCAATTCCATCCATTTTTTATAGGCTTGATTATATGTAAGTGTACTTTCTACAATATCTCCTTTAATACCTTCTGGACTGATCTGGTCGTGATGAGTAATAGTAACAGTCTTTTCAATATTCTCATTTAACTTTCTTCGTAGCTTACCACCTTTAAGACCATAGATCTCTTCCAATTTGTTTTTCATCATTGTGATCATTTCAGTGGTACCACCGTACTCAGCAAGTCTTGCCTGGCGTATTTGTGGCATAAAATAGTTATTAATAAAAGACTGCAATGGTCTTGAGGTCTTATCTAATTTAGACAGCTTATCAAATACATATTCAAGTGACTGACTCATATTATCAAACTGGCTTAACATATTTCTAAATTGTGACCAATCTTTTGGTTTTAATCCAAGAGCTTGTTCACCTTGCTGTGTTTGTGCCCCAGCACCACCAGTAATAACATCTAATATTTCTGCACGTACAGAAGCCATTCTTTCCTTGTAGGCTTGAGTTTCTTCTATAATTTGCATTCTACCCTGAGTAACTAAAATATCAAAATCCTGTGTAGCGTTTGCAATTTGTTCTGGGGTTTTACTTTTAATAGATCCGTAAGTCATTAAGTTATGCATTTGCATTGATTGCAGATCTGTAGGTTGACCATCTGTACTTTTATCAATAACATCTAATAATATTTCTAATTTGCTTTCTACTTCTGCTTCAGATAATTTATATACAGATTTAATGTCATTTACAATTTCCTGGACATCTGCACCTACTTGACCTTTTGGTATACCACCAACTTTTTTAACAGTAGCTTTCTTTTTAATGGTTTTATTCCATTTAGCTAATGCACCTCGCTTAGATACTTTATCAATTACACGGTCTATACGCTCCATAGCGGTACCTAATTCACGAAAACGCTTGGCATCACGTACCTTTGCTATAATGCCTGTTACCTCGGACTTTTGATATAATCCCTTTGGTAAGTTTTCCCTGGCATAATTTGTAACAATCTTTTGTAGCTTAGTGATCTCTTTTTCTTTTTCAGTAGCTCCTAATCGATAAGCTCTTTTAATACGGTTTTTAACCTCACTCTTTTTTATTTCACGTTCCTGGAGCTTTTTTAATTCTTTTTCAATCGGAGTTGGATCAGTGGTATCTATTTGCTTCATACGAATAATACCAAACATATCCATCGCTGATTTGATCATGTCCTCATCGTAGCCTAATCTGGCCAGATCTTGCTCCCAATCTTTTTTAGTGTAGCTTTTTTTATTACCTTTTTGTTCCTGGTAAACTTTTGCTAATGGAGTAACAATGTTTTTAGGAGATAATCTGAAAGAGATGCGTGGATCATTTGGATTAAATGTACCCTTATTAAATACTGATTTTATTTGAGTTGGTTTAAATGCTACATAATTTGTACCCATTTCATACTCATCAATTTCAATACCATCAAACCCAGATTCTTTTATTTTATCTAAAACATAAGGAGTAAAAATAATTTCTTCCATAGTTGGAAAAAATTCACTTGATTCTTTTTTCAATTCTTTTAGATCTGGATTTGATTTAATTGCTTCATCTAAGGATAGATCTATTCCAGTTTCATTAATTAATTCCTCCCAATAATTTTGATCATCTCCAAGCCAAGCAATTCCATTAGTTCTAACTGGATTTTCTATTTTTAAATATACTGGATACATTTGAGGAGCATTAGAATGATAACCAGTTGCATAATATTCAGAATCTTTTATATCTGTAGCAAAAAATTGATCTGGATAAAATTGATCAAATGAAACTCCAGATCCGTGATAAACCGCTAATGGCTTACCTTGCTTATCTACTACTTTAGATCCTTTAAACCATTTCTTAAAAGACGATGATTCTAATACCTCATCTGTAGATGACATCTTGCTAAGTCTGAATGTAGGTTGTCCTTTTAATGCGAACTCTTTCATTTTGCGGGTAATTTTAATGGAAGGTTGATATTTTCCAGCAAACCCCGCTGATTCAAATCCTTCAACTTGTTTAGTCTGAAGGGTTACCTGGTCAACCTTTGCACCAAACTTCTTACCCATTTTGTTTAAAATCTTACTTATTGCAAAGTCATATACAACTTTAAAACCTTGACCACCAATTGTAAGATCATCACCTTCTATGATCCCAGTACGCTTATTGCTATTACGGATCTGGGTAGCCATTTGCTTACCTAATAATCCTTCTAAGGTAACTCTTTGACCGTTAATAGTTGTTTCGCCTTCTATTGGTATAGTACGATTAAATACGTTCTCGTTCTTTTTTAAACCATTAATAATAACATTGTCATAAACAAATGTATCTGTAGAAGCATAATAAACATCACTATTGTGTTTCTGCCATTGTATCTGATCTACATTTTGTCTTAGATCGTTTCTCCATCTATCTATCTGTTGGTTGGATGTAGTCCAGGCAATGCGATCAAAGTTATTATCACTGGCGTGGCGTAGCATTCTTTTCATTATAAGTTCTATCCAGCCGTTACCTTTAAATGGAGCGTTGGGAACTTTGTTTGCATTTAAATTTCCTAAAGCATTTTTAATAGCACTTTCTTCTGTTGTAAACACACCACCCGCACTACCACCAGATGGATTTTTAACTTGATATCTATTTTTAGTTTTAGAAAAATTATCATTAACTCTATCGCTAAAATTGGCTTTTTCAAACATTTTTTCATCTCTACTAACTTCCCATTTCTTAACAGTATAACCCTCTGGTAATTCTGTTAAGTTTTTCTTATATCCTTTTTCTCGGCCTTCTTTGTGCCAATCGGACTGAAGCTCTTCTATAAATAAAATACGCTCACCAGTAGGCGATATGCGGGTATTAAAGCGTACATGAGCCAATATATTTGGTTGTTTAAAATGACCAGTTTTAAAATTATCTTCTGATTTAGGTAACGTCAATAGCAATTCACGATAATCTTCTTTTTCTCCAGGAAGTTGATAAGACTCATATTCAGTGTCTTTTCTCTCTTTCATTTCAGCTTCTTTAGATTCTAATTCATTAATTTCTTTTTCTAACTTATGTAAACTTTTAAACCGATTTTCATACCATAGTTTATCTACCAATTCATTGTATATCTTGTAACCATCTTTATTAAAATACCCAATAGGATTCAATTTTCCATCTTGTAATCTTTCTGTAATTTTTATAGATGCTCCTTCTCCTGTTATAACTACTACCTTAACTTTAAATTTATCACGAATTTCATCTTCATAACCTTCAATTTTTATTTTAATTGTTTGACCTACAAACCAGCCTAATTCTTGTGATCGTTTTTCATATAATTTTACCAGTTGCTTTTTAGCCTTTGGATCTTCTTTATATTGACCAAATGTAACATCCTGGACATCAATCTTATTTGCCTGGATCCATTCCTGGAGTTCTTCTTTGGTGACTTTCTGCTTACCTTTTAATAAGGATTCCAAATCTAACCATTCTATTTCTTCTGGTTTGACCTGGTTCTTTTTAAGGAAGTTCTCAACGGATTGAGACTTCATTGTGGGAGGAAATTTATCTGTAACTACTCTATTTGCTTGAGAGTAGAAAGTGGGAGTTAACCGATATGTTGCTTTTGGTTTAGCTTTTAGCTGTTTTAAGAGTTGTTCTTGATCGGATTTACGCTTGTAGAAATCTGGTAAGAACTTGGTGAACGCTTTTGGGATATCAATGTCGGTCTTACTTTGGTAGTCTTGGACAATCTTAATAAACGCTTTTCGAGCCTCTTTGCGATCGGACTCATTTGTGAGCGGTTTAAATTCGCCTTTTTGTTTTGTGTATTCTTTTGCATTGTAATCCTCTGCTATTGCGTGAACCAATTTAGTGTTAATATCTCCCTTATCCCACAATAAAATATCTTGCTTATTTCCTCTGATTCTTATTGTTTGACTTAGGATTCCATTATTTTGCATTACTTCATTTAAATGAATTAAATCTGTTTTATCAATTGTTATTTTTAATAAAGAATGCTTACCGCTATCATCGCCAATAAAATTAGTTACATCTTTCTGGTCAAACATTAATCCTGTCAAGGCTCCACGATAATCTAATAATTCTTGTTTTTGCTTTCCAAAAAACCTGGTAACTATTGCACTTTCATTACCATACTTTTCTGATATACCTACCGATCCCCTGGTTGCAGTGCCTAATCCTAATTGTTCATCTAATTGAGATACAAATTGTCTGGATTTAAATTCTTTTTCATCACCGCTTTTACTAATAGCTTCTTCAACAGTAAGTGTTTGATCTGTTTCTGAGCTGTAAAATTGATAATCTGGATTAGGTGTGCCTGTAAAAACATCTTTACCCTCTTGCCCCATTTTAATTAATTCTTGTGCAATATTACTTTCGTCTGCGGTCATCATAAAATTTGTTTGTGTGACCATCATGCCCCAACCTTTTTTACGAAAATCCGTATCGGGAAGATCCGCTACTAAATCATCAATTGGTATAGGTTCTTTTAATTCTACTAATGTATCAAATATCTGTTCTGCTGGGTATACATCATGCTTTCTAAATCGATCTTCTCCAGTACGTATTTCTTTTAACGTACCCACATAGACAATCTTTCGTCTTAATTGTGGTGAATCTGGCTCTGCATTATCTAATGCAATAGCTTCCATATTAATTTTTTCTTTTTTGTCTTTCTTTGCTTTGCCTTTATTTGCTTCTTGAATCTCTTTATTTACAATACCAGATACTTTTTTAACATCATCGTTATTTTCTTTTAACAGTTTATTTAATTTTCGTTTACCAATTGCTTCAACTAACTTTTCTTTTACTCTGTTTTGAAAAGATGGGTTTGCTACTTGGCTTTCTTTTATTTTATCATATGCAATAACAGCAACCGTGTTAAAACCTTTTTGTCCGTTTTTAACTAACTTAGTTGCACCCGCTTTTGATAATGCAAAACCATTATAATTCTCTGTATATCGTAAACCGAATGGATCTAACTTACCATCAAGATCCCTGGCTACCATATCCGCACCAATAACAAACACGCCAACAGGATCAACTTTACCTACTTCACTAATACGGTATGAAACACCACCATCTGGAGTTGCCTTACGACCTTCTATTTTAGCTACTTGCTTTATTTTCTTAGCTTGATCAACCTTTTTTCCTACAGTTTTAAAGTCTGTAGCCTCTTTAAGTTTAGAAACTAAGGATTCTGGTACTTTTCCTTCTTTGATTGCCCTTCTAAGTTTTATTGCATCTTTGAGAATTTGTTTAGACGTATCAATAAATCTTTTAAAGATGTCTCTGAGTTTGGCTCCGATTGATTCGTGGACTTTGCCTTGTGTTGCAAAATGTACCGCCTTTGTTGAGAACCATTCAATGTCGGACTCTCCTGTGTCTTGCTCTCCTGTTGACTCATGGTATGCCTTTCTTTCTTGCTCGATTTCATTATCAAAGTTAGGATTATTTTCTTGTTCAGCCTTGTAATATTCTTCAGCCATTTCTTCTTGTACAGCAACATATTCTTGTGCCATACGCTCTGGGGTACCAGCAGTTGATATTTTAATTGATCCACCAAATGATGTACCAGTAAGATCAACTTCACTTGGATCTGAGTTTTCATCCAGGCCATGTTCTTTTAATACTTGTTTTGTTTCAGCTTCAGTCCATCCTTGCTCTTCTGCTTCATCTGCTAATGTGCGATCTAAAAATTCTCTTTCTACTTTTATATTAGTGGATTCTTCAATTTTATTAATTAAAGCTCCTGTAAAATCTGTTCCTTCAAACTGTTGCTCTTTTATATTTAATCTGGCATTGGCTTCTCTGATTTCTTTTTCAGTCTCTGGAAATTTATCCATGTCCAGATTTCTACGTACAACTTCTTTTCCTAAATCAGATCCAATTTCAAATTTACCATCTTCACTAATACCGACTTCCATGCGTTCTTCTGGTGTTAATGAACTGGCAAAGTCTGTGATTTCTTGATCAGATAGCTCTCTTAATTGACCACTTTTAAGAGATTCTAATACTTTTCCTTTTGACTTTTCTATTCTTTTACGTTGATTACGTACTTGAACTGCTGTTGGAGCAGATAAAGCACTTCCAGATCCAAAACCAACAATATAACTATCTACTGCACCAGCAAAAAGCTCACGGTCTGGATCTTCGCCTGTAAGCTGTGCGTTTAAATTTTGTACAACTGTAGTAGCAAATTCTTCCCAACCTTCTTGATTTCCAGATTTAAGCATGATATATCTACTTGCTTTATCTTGAAATGTCTTTTTAATGGTTTCTTTTAATACTTGATTACCTTTTTTACGACCTAATGTTTTTGTTAAATCACCAGATAATCTTTTTAATTGTCTACCAATACCAGCAGATCCGATAGCTTCAAATCCACCTTCTGCGAGTCCATCTATTAAACTATTTAATATTCTTCTTTCATCGGAAAATTCTGGCATTTCTTCAATGAGTGTTGCACTTTTACCACCACCAGTCACTGTTGCAACTACTGGTAATATTACTCTTGCTGGAAGCCCAACATATCCACCAGCTATTATAGATGCTGTATATGGCAATGACTTTACAATGGAAGATGCCGTAAGCCCTAAAGCATCAACCACATTTCCCTGTCTTATATAGTCTGTTATTTCTCGATCGTATCTTGTATTTTCTTCTTCAAAATGCGTAGCTACATCTTTAAAATATCTGGCAATAGGATTATTAGTTAATGCTTTAGCTGAAGGTGTTGGATCTAAAAATTCTATTCCTGTAACTTCTGCAACCAGTTTACGAGGCAGTGTTTGTAATTCATATATAAAACCAGGAGCAGAAGCAATATTTCCTAAAAGATCAGCGGTACCACCAGCCAAATCATTTATTAATGCTTCTGAAAATGGCTGTCTTTTTTCTTGTTGATTTTTAACAGGGCTATATTCTTCTATAGCTCTACTAATATTGCCACCACGCACCCCACGATCAAAGTATCCTGGATCATACGCTTTATTTAAAACAGACCGCTGAACTTCTACTGGTTCATTCTCAATCTGTTTTTCTACTTTACTTAAACCACTTAATACTTTATCTGGTTCTTCAGAAGTTATAATTGCTTCCTGGCGTTTACGTTCAAGCTCCAGGTCTTGCTGTGCCTGTTCAATTAGATCATCAAGAGAATTTCTTAATGGATCTTGAAGTCTTATATCACTCATTATTTAGAGTATAATTCAGATATTAAAGAAGGTAATGATTTACCATATTTTTTTGCAAGATCTACTGTAGCTCTTTTTATAGCCATTTTAGTTGAAGATGTACTATCGCTATCGCCTGTATTTGTAAATACTGGCGTTTCTTCTTTATATTTTTTTACCAAAGTCTCAAATTCATTTTTAATTCCTCTAATTTCTGGAGTTCTGGATTTATACTTTTGAGCTAAGTTTGCCATTGATAAACTGTCTGAGTACGCTTCCATTTGTCCTTTAAATATTTCATTATCTTTTCTGGGAAGGTATTCTATTCTATCAACTTTGTTGTCACCATCATCTTCTGTTATAACTTTTTCTTTATATGCAAGATCACGATATTCCTTAATCTTTTTACCAAAACGCAATATATCTTCTTGCGGAGAATTTTTTTTCTTTGCATCTGCTAAATCTTGTATTGATTTAATTTCTTTTGTTTCTTTATCTCTTTCTTGTTGAGCCCTGTATCCAGGAGATGCTTTGTATAATTCGTCTTTATAAGTACGCTTTGCCTTTAAAGTATCCGATGCTTTTTTTGCTTTTTTTTGCCCAAGAAGGTCTAATACATCTTGCCATTGATTTGCCATGTCTATTTACCTTTCATCATTATTGCTACTAATTCAGCAATTTGTTCTTTACTTATACCAAGTTTTGACATTTCCTTAACAAAACTATCTGCATCTACATTTCCATTTTGAAATGCTTCAAATGTATTTGCTACAGAACTGGCATTTTTAATATTTGATTTTTGTGCATACTCCTCTATATCTCTTTTACTTTCTATCGTCATTGTAGTACCACCTGGTGAGTCTGGATCAAATCTGCCTGTAGTTCTTGTTTCCCCTGTTGGTGTTACATAGTTCCTTGTATTACCAAGCCCATATTTAGCAACAGCATCAACATAACTTTTTGTTTTTGAGGCATTACTTTCTTTTTGTTCTGACGCTAATTTTTCTGTTTGTTGTGCATTTAAATCAGATAGACCACCCGCCACCCCTAAAGCTGTAGAAGCAAGACCTAATCCAGCTTGGGTACGTTCCGCTTTATCCTGGTCTAATCCCCTGGCATATTGCATCTTAGCATCTGACTTTGCTCTTTCTTCATTTTGAAACATTTCTCTGCCAGTATCTGCTACGGTTCTTCTTACATCTGCTTCAGCTTCCCTAAGACCACGTTGTGCGGAAACACTACCTTGCATACCCCTGTTAATTAAACCGCCCATATACCGCTTATTTGCCACTGCGGATTGCCTACTGGCTGTTCTGGATACGTTTCCAATAATGCCTGTTTCTTGTCCTTTAGATAATGCACCATCTCGTTTAACTTGTTTAAGCTGTCTGCCATACGCAGAACTGCCGAATTTTGGTCGCATAAGACGAGATCCAGACTGTATTGCCTGGGATCCACCTTTTAATAATAATGCTAATGTTGCGGGATCCATGAGTTACTCCATTTCAATTTGTAATCTTTCTAAGGTTAATGCGTTTGTGCTACTGGCTGTAGCTACTTCCACTTCAAATTTCTTTGCATAGCGTTTGATTGGAAATCTATTAATACCGCCATCTGCGGTAATTGTTTTTGTAAAGGATGCGGATGTGGCACCATCTAAATAAATATTATACGTAATATCATCACTGCCTGTAAACTGCACCGTTCCGTATCTGAGCAATCTTTTACGGTGTAAATCAAGGGGAAAACGCTTACTTTTCCATTTACCTACACTTGCTGTCGCTGTATCAAATTTGATGATTTTATTGCTGGTTTTATCGTAGTCTAATGGTATGCCTGTTTCATCGTAGGCTAAGATATCCAATACGCCTGTACCTACATCTATTTTACGCCAGGTTTCTCTTACATAATTATACGCCCAGACTCGTTGATTTGAGCCTTCCATCCACTTATAAATAATCTCTTGTCTACTGGGATCATAAATACCTTTAATCGCTGTTTTATCTGTAGCCAGTAAGAATTGATCATCTATTTTATCAGAGATTTTATCCATTATAGATGGTGTTGCTGTTGAACTTGCAACCATGTTACTGGCTATCCTGTAAATACCATCGTGATAAACAAAGTATATACTATCATGCACTTCAACTACTCCTTGAGGTGCAACATTTCCAATGTTGTTTTTTGATTCTACAACCGACCAACCATTTGGGTTTGCTGAGTCTGATACACTTAAAATAAATATAGCTTGTGGTTTAAATATAACCAGTCTGCTAAAGAGTACAGCAAGGCCAGTAATATCCCCACCTTCTCTGTCATCAAATGTAATTACGTTTCCTACTGGTACTGTATCAAATTGATTTAGTTCACTATACGCAATCCAATCTCTGTGTTCCTCTGCTTTATCTTCGGGGTTTAGTACAACATTACCTAAAAATAATCTTCCTTTAAGTTCTCTGGCGTATTGACCATTTACTCTATTACTATAAATAGTTTGCGTTGGTGTTTCCCCTAAATCTTCTAAACGAAAGTCTCTGCACGTAATTGTTATTTTATTGGTTGCTTTTGTAAAGCCCACACCAGGAGTTGTAGATCCCTGGGCTGTTGCGACACTAAACCCTTCTAATAATTGTGCTTGTTTATCTTTTGTCTCTAAATCAGAAGCACCAAACGATTCTGTTGTTTTTATCCAGCACCCACCAATATCATTATCAAATGCACTATTACCTTCAATTTCTACTGACTTTTCCCCAAAGAAAACAATACTTCCCGATAAGCTGTTAGCCGTAATGTTACTACTGAAGTCTACATAATTGTTTGGAGCAATAAAGCCTATATTGTTACCGCCATATGCTCCGCTGGTTCCACTATACCTTGTTGAATACGTAGTATAATCTCTTCTTTTTAATTTCCAAGCAGAGCCGTTAAAGTTTCCACTACTATCTAAATGATTGTTACCAAAATTTGCATTTGCATCTAATTTTAACCTGGTATAATCATGCGTTCTTTCTCTGGAAATAGAAGTACCATTATCGTGAGCAACTTTAGATGAAGATGGTCTACTGCCAATAGAAATAATATGTTCACCACTGACTACATTTCTCAATCTCATATTTGCTTGAGCTATGCCAGTTCTTGCTGATTCGGGGTGACCAGTAAATCCACTTGAATTAACTGTTTCTACGATAATATTTACAGTATTACCGTCAACTCTTAAAGTGTCACCAGTTTTTATAATGTTTGTTGGGTTTGATGTTAAAGTGAAAGTTTGACCGCTTTGAGCCAACCAGCTATGATCTGCGGTTAAAGTTAAGCCTGTATCAATGCTTTGGTCTGTTACTACGGCTGTTGATGCTAATGTCATTACTTCATCTTCTACAATAAGCGAAGAACCGTTGTTAACATTATTTGATGTTGCAACCATATACAATTGACTGTCGTTCATTACTCGAATTGTGCCAATCGTCATGTAAAATAAAAAGTCATTAAATGGATCAAAGTATCCAGAAGCATTACTTCCTGGATCAACTCCATCAAATCCCCCATCTGATTCTATTGCATATTTATTTGTACCTATAAAAGTTTCACTATACGTAAGAGATTGTATTTCGCTTCTATCTGTAGGTGATGATGCTTTTATATAGATAACACTATCGCCAGAATATTGCAATTGTATATCTTTAATAGTCGTAACGCTACTAAGGTCGTTACTGCTATCTACAAAGGTCATATGCCCTATTAATTGAAAGTTACTATAAACACCCGCATTGCCAATTGCTCTATAGAAATTGATGCCTGTAATGCGTTTATTTAAATTATTTATATCTGCAATTTCTACTTCAAGCTCTAATATATGTTTTTGGATATCGTTTTCATCTAAGACCAATTCATCGCTCTTATCAAATAAACTTTCTTGTACGCCATCGTACACAGCCGTGCAGTTATATTTTACGGTATCTCCACTTCGTAAAAGTGTATCCGCTTTATATTTGCGTTTTAACGATACTTTAAAGGGATTATTTAAGGTGTTAACATATCCGTACCAGTTTGGCGAAATTGTCACCGAACTATTAAACATACTTCTATCTATATAGCCAAGCCATAACCCTTTAGACTCAGTGTTTGACACTTTGCCAATTGCTCCAGGAATAAAACGAACTGTATCACCACTGGGTACAATTGGGTTTTTATCGGTTTGATGATAGATTACAGGCGTTGAACTTGCATTGGTTGCAGATATTTCTGGAAAATTGTATTTAGAATTAAGATCAGTCCAACCGTAATTCAGAGATCCTGTACCCGCCCATGTATTTGATGCCCAGCCAATATCTGTAATTCTATTTAAAGCAGATTTAGGGTTGTTTGATGTATCTGTATATTCAATACCATATGCTTGAATATATCCTTTTGCGTGTTCAAAAAACTGGTTTCCACTACCAGTACCAGTTACCACATCATCTATACAAGTTGGGTTCCATCCTTTATAAGTATCTGGTGAATTAGTATTTAATCCTAATACTGTTTTACTTGCATCTACTCGATAAACAATACCATGAGCCATTCCGCTACCATAGGATCCACTATCATTTGTACAGACCATTAAATATTTTGTACCACTGGGATGTCTATAAGCGTTTTTTATTGCCGTAATTACAGTCGAGGTTGTAAAGGTGCTATGAACAGATGCCCAACTTAAAATTACAGTAGCATCGTTATGAGTGCTATACTGTAAATATTTTTCAGCTCCTTTCTGGTAGTATTTAACAATAGATTCATTTTTATTACTGTTTTCACCAAAATCCATTTTGGTCATAAGTAATAGCTCTTCAGCGATTGCACCAGTATTTGCCCAACTGGCTGAACCATTATTTAAATCTATGTAATGAAATTTATGATTAGAGCTACTTGATTCTCCTAAAACTAAATATTCTTTGCTTCCACTTACTGTATTAACAATAGAAGTAAGACCTCGCCAAGTATACCCAGATGTATTAGAAGGTACTCCACTTACCTCATTAATTCCACTTGAAGTAATTTTAAATAAAGTTTCATCTGGAATTAATAAATATAAATCCCCTGTATTTGCTTGATAAAAATATGCTTTATTTGTATCAGGGTTATAATCATTATTACCCCAATCAGACTCTGATGGATCGTGTCCATCAATTGCCGTTTCCGTAATTGTGCCATTAGCTTCTACAGTATACTTAACAATAGCGTTGTAGTGTTGACCACTATTTAATGCTGAATAGTATACATATATAGCATTATTAAAATTGACCATAGTGACAACTTTAAATGTAGAATACGCCTTAAACTGATTGTATAACGTAGTATTTAATTCAGCAGTTGTAGAACCTACAGTAAATTTTATTCTACCATCACTACCAGAATCGTAGCTATACATACACAATACTTTACCATTTAAGGCAAGTAAGGCAATGTTAGTAAAACTGGATATCCCACCAGAGGCATTTGCATCAACAGTAAGATGCGTTGCGTGTTTACCACCATAAGAGACATCTCGACAACCACTATCTTGAGCCGTAGCAAAAAAACTACCACCCCAGGCTGTAGCACTATCTGTATTAATAAAATGCTGATTACCAGTTTTATAATCTATTGTATCATAATTATCTGTATTTGCAATTGCTCCAGCAGAAGGTTCAGTGGCATTATCTTTTACATCTGTAATCAAGATATAATCATCTTCAATTAAACCACTATCACCATTTGTTGTAAATATTGCTATTTCATCTTCAATCTGTAAATGATCTGTGACTGCGGGTGCATCTGGATCATACCAAAATAATTTAACTTGCTTTGTACTACTATCGATTAAAACTAAGATATATCTATGTTTTGTTGCTCCCAGCTTATCTGATATAAACGTAAATACGTTATAGACTACAAAAGAGCGTGATAATTCTGAATTAACCTCACCTAATAAAAACGTAGGTACATTAGCGGGTTGACCAGCTCCAAAGGTTTTTTCCAGCTTCCCATCACGAATACGGAGATTCTCCATGTTTTGAGCAATATGTTCTGGTAGATCTTCTATATCTACATTAGTGATTACCCCACCAAAATCTGATATGTCAATAAATTCTGCCATTAAAGCGATGTATTCGGATAAATAGGATCAACTAAACTATTTGAAGAGCTATAATCAAATGGTAAACCCTCACCAACTACCTGGGTAGCTGGATTCTGGTTATATTTACCAAGTATACCGTATGCTCTTTGTTCTGCATCCTGTTTCCGTGCTTGGTTATTTGACAGTCTCCAAAGCTCTGCTTCAGCCAGTTCTACTAAAGCATCGTGAAAGATAGCGTTTAAATCACTGTTTACACCACTTGCAAGAGCTGTTGGCTCTTTAATAAAGTAACAATCCACGTTTGCGGTTGTGTTATAAATATAAATTCTGTTTTTAAAGATAAAATACACTGGTTCTGTAGAACTAAAGCCCACATATCCTGTAGTAAAATCTTTGACCATATCAAATGATATCTTCCGTACAAATTGATTATTAACTACTCTAATACCAATAACGCCTAATGCACCACCAAAGGGGGTAGAGTCAAGCGTAGCACTATTGGGTATAAAATACCTTTTAAAATGCGTGTCTACTTCCGTATCTGTTGATAGAGATATGTTTACCTTAAGTGTCTGTAAATCGCTTAATAAATGCGGATTAAGAAGCTGTATGAGCTTATCCTGGGCAATATTTAAGTAACGAAGTTTTAACGTATCATTATAAAGATCCCCAGAGGTATCTTCCAGGCGATCTCCTAATACTGTTAGCATGGTTGCTGTTGTCATGGTTTCTCCAGGGTTAACAGCCCCCACCGAATGATGAGGGCTGATGTGTTAGTTTACTGTTAAGCGTAATCGACTGGTGAGTATAGATTTTTCACTACACAATGAGCTTTACGGTTTGTTATAACCATATTACCATAGGTGTGAACCTTCTGTACAAACGTATTACTTTTTGTATCTTCAATCATATCAGATGCAGTGAATTTTGCACCAGAATTGAAGAACATATGCATATAGTTTGTATTTAAGAAGTATATACGACCATCTACGTTAAGATTGTCTCCAGTTGTAGCTTGAGCTGTTACAATATCCTGGTCTGCAACAATATCAATACCACGATAGCTTAATCCAACAAAGCCCATCTTAGCCATACGATCAGACTCAAGACTGCCACGCTTATGTTCACCAAGTTCAGACTCAATAAGATCGAAAATGTACTGAGGACATACGATCAAATCTGGGTTTTCACCAGTCTGAGACTTAGCGTTAGCAATACCACGAGCAAGTACACGCAAAATGTATGTGTTCTTACTTGGATCTTGCATATCTGCTTCAGCTACGTGATCGACATCAGTACCAGAGTCTGCACCATCACCAGTAGCATCTGAAAAGTCAGCGAATCCTAAAACTGGAGAGTTCCAGAAACCACCAGCAGTATACACCCCAGAGCCGTTAGTAGTAATCTGTATACCACCAACAGTTACATCTTGAGAGTTTCCACTTACCTTATCAACAAGATACCCAATAGGATTAAATTTGTCAGTACCTAAAGCTGTAGCAAACAAGTTTTCAGCAACCACTTTTTCAAGTGACTTCTGCAAGTTTGAAACTTTAGCACCAACAATGTTTTTAATTGCCTGGGGGCTGTTCATAAGAAGAGTTTCTTCTTTGGTTAATAGAAAGTGACCAGTAAGCATGGTTGGTTTAAAACTGGCTGTTTGTGCAATATCAGCAATTGCTGGATCATATGCACTACCAAGAGCGTGTTTATCTCCAAACACACTTGCACCACCTTCTGCTGATTCTACTGGCACGACGATTTCACGACCATTAAAGGTCTTTGCTTTACCCTTCAGTATTGCAAGTAATGGATGAGACTTCTTAAAGATGTTATCATACAAAACTGGCATATAATACTGCTGAATAAGGGCACTTAACGATGCGGATCCTGTTCCGCTTACTACGATATTAGACATTTATATGTCTCCCTATTTTTCATTAGTTATTAAAAAAGGAAGCAACATCGATATCTTCATAAGAAGATGCTTTTTGTTTTGCATCTCCTTTCATACCGACATTCTTCTTTATGTTTACAGGAACACTTGGCTTTGGTTTAGGCTCAACAGGCTTAGACTGCATTTTCTCAAAGTTCATAATCTTGTATGCTTCTTCGGGTGTCAATAGTCTGGATGTGTTCTGTTGCTCCTGTACAGCGAAATCAAGCACTTTGTCTACTTCCTCACTACTTAATGAGAATTTTGACTGTAAATCATTTAACGATTTATCTAACTCAACTTCTGCTTGTACATTTGCCAACTGTTCTTGCGTTTCTTGCAGTTGGTCTTGATAGGGATTAGGTAGCTCCTGGTTATCCATCTGTAGGGATTGTGCAAACAATTGCCCCGCTTCTTTACCAAGTTCATCCTCAATGGCTTCCTGTATAGTTTCAGCGAAGTCTTGATTGTCCTTTACCTTATCAATTAGCTGTACCAGTGGCTCAACTGCTCTTCTCTGATCAGATAAGGTTTGAGCTTTTTCCGTATTGGATTTGCTCCAGTCATGTCTGTTCAAAGAATCTTTACGCCATGATTCAATATCATCAATCGAATACCGTGAGCCATCGTCTAATTCATAGACATAATCCTCATCCTGTGAGGACTCTTTTTCGCTAACCGCTTCAGTTTGCCCTGGTTCCGTTTCTGATACTTCTTCTGGTTCAGCTTCTTGTTCTGCTGTTTCAATAGACTCTGTGGTCTCAGCCTGTTCTGTAATCTCTTCCTGGGTGGATTGCTCTTGAGGCTCTTCGCCTAAGAGTTCTCCAGGAATAGAAATATTTCCATAATCGGAATTACCTACGTTTTCCGTTAATTCTGCATTTGTATCTGTAGAAAAGTTTCCTACAGTAATCTGTTCTGATTCTGGGGTGTATTCCACATCTGTGGTTCCCACTACATTCATTTTTGCCATGTTATTTTTCCTTTCAGTTGGTCTTTCGACACTGTGTTTGTTGCAAAAAAAAACCCAATGATCGCCAGAGGTTTTCTGGTGATTCATTGGGCTTCTTGATTAAAGATTGTCCCTATATATTTAGGTTGGTATTATCTCATTTATTTAACTTGATACTTTTATGTTCATTGATGTTGGCTACGCCACCTTCAAAAAAATTAATTTCTATTCTCCCTGTAAACTTTTTGGAGATCTTTGTTTTTAAATATTGCAATAACTTTTCCACTATATTTGGTGCATTTACTTAATAACCCATTTTACTACGATTTTTATTTATATGTTTTTCATCCTGGTCTAATCCGACTCCGTAATCAGTTCTTGGAAGAGCATCTATACTTCTTACATCTTTACCTTTTCTATACTCATCAAAATCATATCCACGAAGTTTATCTCTTATTTTATCCGCTTTACTTGTTTGCGTTTTTGCATCTTTACGCTTCTTTTTTTTCATTAATGCTTCCTTATAGGCTTCTTTGCCTTTCTTTGTATAAGCATATGATTTTCCATTTAGTTTTGGCATTGGTTACTCCTGTTTAAAGTTTAGCGGTCAATTTAAAATTATCCATTAAGCCCTGGATTGCGGAACTTCTTCCATCTCACCTTGACCGCCAACCATATCTGTTACGGTTATAATTCTTTCTTGCATTTCTGGTGGTAACATTTTGAACTCTTCTGTTTCAAGTAGTCCAGGGTTACCCATAATCATTTGTGCAATTGCTTCTTCTGCTCCGCCACCTACGCCTTCTTGCATCGCTTGTTCAATTAACATTGCAAACTCTTCTTGCATCTGTTCAGTCTGTTCTATTTGCTGTTGTGGTGGCATCTGCTGATTACGCACATACCAGTTTTGTATTACTGTTTGCTTGTCTGAAATATTTAGAGCATTAACAACTTCTTCTATGCCGTAGATACCCACTTGATATAGCTCCATTGCACGTTCTTCATTTGCAACTCTACCTTGTGCGTACCTGGATCCAGTCGTAACATCAACATCAAACTCACTATCTCTAAGTGAACTGGCTGTACCAGGATTAAACTTTGGGCTCCCTTCGGGGTTACCATCTGCATCATAGACACCTTGTGGATCAAATTGCGTAAAATCAAATTGTCCTTCAGCATTACGCTCACGAATAGACCGTATTTGTTCATCATAGGTAAGTATCATTTGCACCATGTACTCACCAATTTCTTTTGTAAGCCTGGATACTTCTTTATTAATCTTAAATCGTTGTCTGGTTTGACTTGCTTCCTGGAGAGCTACAATTGCTCTTCCAGAGGTTACACCGCCTGGCTTACGGCCTTGTGTAACATCATTTACGCCTGTTACCGCTTCCATATACTGACCAACCTGGACAATGTAATTCTGTATATAGCCTGGTATCGGTGGTGGTGACTCAAAGGTTACATCACTTGGATCTACAACAGTGATCTCTTCACCTGGTGATCCTGTAATTGGCCTGGACATTGCTCCTTTAGCTCGTTGCGTTACCTTTCTGATCGGAAAACCCATACGCCTTATATTTTCATTTATCGCACTAAATGTTTCATTCATTGCTTTGGTTTGCGTACGTACAAGATCTGTTTCACCAATACCCCAAAAGTTGTGAGGGCTCTTATAATTAGATACCATAAATACTGGCATTCTATATAATTCTAATGGTTCATCAACAATGAGCTTATCACCAACAATAACCGTATGTCTACCATATGGATACTTTTCGGTATCTGCTTCATTGCTATAACACTCGATAACTAACGCTACATCACTGTCACTGGTTGTCGGGTTATCACTTTGTAGTCCGCTGTCATCTGTCTTTTGAAATGCTTTGTAATCATCTAACTTGCCATCTG